CCAAAAGATATTGCAGAGGTCTTGAAGAAATATCCTAGTGAAGCCAATCAGATGAAAGAAGAAGTTGGCGATTATCTAAAATACATTCAAGACCTTATACAACTTGACAATGATAAAGCGTATTCCTTCTATTATAATGAGGTACGAAAAAGAAGTCTGTTAAGAGAATATCGAGATAATGGATATAATATTTCAAAATTCTTTAACGAAGATAAAGATATTGAAAGTCAAAATGCTAATCTCGATAAGTATTCAATAGAAGAAATAATTGATTATTTTGACCAAACACAAGCAGATATAAGAAGTAGATATATTATAGATGAAGATACAACTGTAAAAAAAGCAGGTGATGGTGGAGAACAGATACTTCAACATTTTGCTGAAAATCCTATGATGGGACTTTCTTTTGAAAGTAAATATCTTACAACACTTTGGGACGGATTTAGGAAACAACAACTTTATATAAGGAGCGGAGATACTTCAAGTGGAAAATCACGTTCATGTGTTGGTGATTTAGCCAATATTTGTGCAAATCAAATATATGACGAAGAAAAGAAAGACTTTATTGACAATCCTAATGGAAAAAATAATAAAGGATTGTATATTGGTTGTGAAATGGAGCTTAATGAAGAATGTGACCCTCTATTTTGGGCTTATGTAAGTGGTGTTGAGTCATCAAAAATAATGCACCACAGAACAACAACAGAAGAAGATAAACTTGTACAAAAAGCTCTTGAAATTGTCAAAGAGAGTAATATATGGCTATGTGATATGCCTTCATTTAATATCAAAAAAATTGAAGAGATGATAAAAACATTCAAAGCACGTTATGATATTGATTATGTGGCTTTTGATTATATGTTGATTAATACAGCCCTTGTTAGAGAGTTTTGTGAAAACAGAGGTGGAAAAGGAGCTTTCAGAGGTGATGAAGTTCTTCTTGAATTAAGTAAGAACTTAAAGGATATAGCAAAGAAATATGATGTAGGTATTCTTACGGCAACACAAACCAATGCAGAGATTAAAAATTATCGTATGAGAGATTATCAAGTAATTCGTGGTGGTAAAGCTGTTGCAGATAAAGCCACAGGTGGTTCAATTTCAATGCCAATTACGAAGCCCGAACTTAAACTTGTTGAGCCTTATATAGAAAAGTTTTGTCGTGGTTTTGGTAAAGATGGACTAAAACCAAATTTTGTAGAAACAGTTTATAAAGCACGTTTCTCTGAATATCCTAAAGAGTGTAAGATATTTAGTTACTACAATCTTGGTAATATGAGAAAAAAAGAATTATTTGTGACTGATAAAGATTTCAAATGGATTGATTTACCTAAAACAATTGTAAACATAAAGGAGTGATAATATTATGGCAAAGAAAACACAAGAACAAGCACCTCAACAACAAACGGAACAAATAACATTCAATATGGATACTATTAATCGGCTGATTAATAGTGATAATTACAAGGAAAGATTAGTTGGAGAACTCTTTGAAGTAACATTTAGAGCAGAAAAGCTATCACAAATGCTTGATAAATACCTTCATGGTAAACTCGATTTTACACCTGCTTGTTCTTATGATATACTACATGAACAGTTTATTTATATGAAAAATTATATATCTATTCTCGGACAAAGATGTAGGATTGAACAGATTGATATTCGTGAGTATGCAGAAAACGCATCAGATGTATCTGCAAAAAAACAAGAAACTACTGAAAACTAATTGACTTTAACTCCTTCTTTATGGTATAATGATTATACAAATTAAAGAAGGAGTTTTAATTTATGTATGAATATAGACTTTCAGCAATTAAAACAAAGTTTGACAGAAGAACAAATAATAACCATTGTAGAGGATTTAGGTGGTTATTATAAAGAAAACTCAATGACTGCTCAATATATGATTTTCTCTAGTTTCTTATATAATATAGGCGATTCTGAAAATCATAGCTATAAGATGTATTATTATTATGAAACATATATGTTCCATGATTATAAACTTGGTGAAAGCTTTGATATATTTGAACTTGTCATTAGAGCGAAAGAGCTAGAGGACGAAAAATATAATGCCTATCAAGCCGCAAAATATATCTGTAATACTTTAGGTATTGAAGTCTATGAGATTGACGACATACAACAATCTTATAACTATATGAAAGATATAGGTTCATATCTTAATATAGGTAAAGAACAGCCGAAAGCAGAATTAAAGATTTATCCTAAAGAAATCTTAGAACAATTCCCTAGAATATATCATCAGAGTTGGATTGATGATGGAATAAGCATAGAAACAATGAAAAAGTATAATATACGTTATTATGCAGAAGAGAATGAAATCATCATTCCTTGTTATGATATGGATGGGAATTTAATAGGAATACGAATGAGAAATGTTGACCCAAACATTAATGTAAAATATATGCCTTTTAGTTTGATGAATGGGCGAACATTCAAATTTCCAACAGGTAGAGTTCTTTATGGGTTAAATCATACAGCAGATAATATTCAACGCTTAAAAAAGGTTATGATATTTGAGTCAGAAAAATCTGTATTACAATGTGAAACTATTCTAAAAGATAATAACATTGCAGTCGGGCTATATGGTTCAAGTTTTCACGAAGAACAACGTGATATGCTTTTGAAATTAGGTATAAATGAAGCTATAATATGTGTGGATTTCGATTATGATACAATAGGCAATAATAAGGAATGGGATTTATTTCAGAAAAAAGTATATAAAATTGCAGATTTATTATTACCTTATGTCGATAAAGTGACAGCTCTTGTAGAGTATCGAACACACCCATTAAAAAGTTCGCCTAGTGACTTAGGTAAAAAAGAATTGTTTAGACTAATAAAAACACGAGAGGAAATAAGCTAAGATGAATGTACAAGCATTATTTGACGCAAATGAATATGTGACATTAACAGATTATCTTCAAAGGCTAGGCATTAAAGATGTGCCAACTTATTTGAAAGCTGTAACTGTTGAAGATGATAATAATTATGCTCATATTGATGAAGCTGTTGAGCGATTTATAAATTATAAAGAAAAGAATAAGCATATAGCTACACTTGTTGATAGTGATGTTGATGGTTATTTATCATCTTCTATGTTAAGAAGTTTTATACATAATAAATATGGAATTGATATACAATTTTTTATCCATGATAAATTTCCAAAAGCACATGGACTGAATGATAGAGAAATTCAAAAAGAACTAGCAGAAAGTAATGTTGAACTTTTATTCATTCCTGATGCAAGTGCAAATATACATGGAAATATTTACAATAAAGATGGCGAACAGATAGAGATAATTGTACTTGACCACCACAATAATGTGGGTGAAAGAGAAGATACTATTCTTGTAAGTAATCAATATTCACCTAATGTTGTGAATACAGTAGGAAGTGGGACACTTGTTACATGGCATTTTATTCATAAGTTAGATGAAAAGTTAGCTAATAAATATATTAGTTATGTGTTTATTAGTATTCTATCAGATAGTATGAGTTTACTTTCAGACGAGAATAGGACGTTTGTTGATAGAGGTATAAAAGATATACACCCATACTTAGAGCCATTTGTAGACAAATACAATAAAGATAATACACCAAAATCATACGCTTATGGCGGTATTATTCCTAGATTTAATGCTACAATTAGACTTGCCGATAAACAAGAAAAAAGTGACTTATTTGAATGTTTATGTGGTAATCAAGACACACTTAAAAAGACTTTAAAAACTTGTACACATTATTATAATCAACAAAACCCTATGTGTACAGATTTAATTGAGAATAATGTTGATATTGATGATGTAAATCAAAAGGTATTGTTATGTAAGATTAATGTGCAGACACCGCTTACGGGACTTGTAGCTAATAAACTTATGAGTAAGTACAATAAACCAATTATACTTGTACACGATAATGAAAATGAATGTGTAGGTTCGGCTAGATGTCCAATGAAGCTACAAAAGGTACTTGAAGCAAGTGGAAAGTTTAATTATGCAGAAGGGCATGATGAAGCCTTTGGTGTGTCTTATCAAAAAAAGAATGAAGATGATGTAAAGAATTTTCTTTATACACTCAATTTGCCAAAGCCTATTATTGATGTTGTACAGTCAATTGATGTTGAACAACTTAGTACATCTATGATAAGAAATTTTGAAGATTATGATTATCTTTGGGCGACAAACTTAAAGAAACCTACTTATCATATACATGGTATTAAACTTAAAAAAAATGATATTCAAGTGTTAGGTAAAACAGGTACAACGATTAAATTTAGAGTTGGTGATTGGGATTTCATTAAGTTTTTCTGTTCACATGATTGGCAAGAAAAAACTTTTATATATGATGAAATGAAAATAGAAGTTATTGGCACACTTGCTTGGAATGAATGGCAAGGTGCTAAAATACCACAAGTAATAATAGATGATATTGAAGTTAAGAAAGATGAACTTTCATTTGAAGATTTATTTTGAAGAAAGGAGTGATACAAATGACAGATTTTCCAACAGCAATGGATAGCACTTTACCAAAAGGAGCTAGTGATTATTCAAGAGAGAATGTAATAGGGTGGTATAAAGATTCTGAAATAGCAACTGTTACATTTAGTCAAAGACGTTATATTAGTAAGATAAAAAAACTTGCTGAAAAGTATCCCGATGATGTAAAAATTTTAGAAAATGCAGACGGCACGATTCTAGCTTATATTCCTGTTAAAGCTATTCATATTAGTATTACCCAAATGTCAGAAGAACGAAAAAAAGCGATGGGCGAACGATTGAAGAAGGCTCGTGTCACACGAAAAAAGAAAAGTGAGGAAAATAAATGAATATATATATAAGTGGTGCTGTCACAGGTGTAAAAGATTATAGGTATATATTTATTGATAAGACATGGCATTTAAATCAAAAGAATAATCAGTATGGATTATATTTTATCAATCCTGTGGAAATGAATAGTCAATTTGATGAAGTAGATATTAACAATAATCAATTACTTAGTTACGAGGATTTTATGAAGCTATGCTATACAGAGCTTGAAGTATGCGATGGTATTTATCTAATGAAAGGTTGGCGTAACTCAATGGGGGCTAATCGAGAGCTTGGATTTGCTAAAGGTCAAAAGAAAAAGATTTTTCTTGAAGAAGATTGTGGAGAAGATGTATATGAGTATTACTTCAAAAAATAAACCAAAAGGATTGTTATATATTATTCAAAATGAAAAAGTATATAGTGCAAGTTCAAAAACAAGACGATTATACTTGACAAAATTTATGGAAAATGATATAAAAGATAATAAAGATTATCTTTATGGTAGATGGCAAGGTAGATTTGGTTATATCAGACTCAAAGGTGTAAAAGAACTTATCTATAAACCTAATTTATGGATTAATCATGTATTTAAAGACGATAGTTTATATGTGTCGTTTCATAAAGAGCCAATGATAACACAATCAGATTCATTTGGTTCATGGTATAGTGGATATGATTTCTGTATAAATGGTATGGATATGGTACAATTTCTTTAT